AATTCTGTAGACTTGTCTGTCACATCACAAATTTGATGGACAGCTGCCAATTTTAGCTTAGTCTTGTGTTGCATCTTCTGTTTTTTCTAAAAGTTTAGCAAGATAGTTTTCCCAACCCATTTTTTTTAGCAACAAATGCAATTCTAACACAATGATCAACCATTGCACCAGTTTGTCCACCTGTTTCTTCTGGATCGTCTTCATGAAGACACATGTAATCAATCAATGGTCTAACAATTGCATCATTAACTTTTACACCACCAGCACTTACTCTGTCACATAATTCTTGATGGTCGTCAAGATACTCAACACCACGCGTTACCATACGTTGGCATTCTAACTCATAATCACATGGGTTTGATTGGCTTTCTGAGAAACCACTTAAAAAGTCTCCTACAGGATACTTGTACTTTGATTCTGTTTTCATTGTTCTTGTTGTTTAAAGGTTAGTAGTAAATAAATCCTAATTGAAATTGAGCAAGTTTTGTGTCATCCTCATCACTAGATAAACCAAGCGAGATACTTTGACCACTACATGTACATGTAGGATTGCCTTCTTCATTTAATCCAAAGTGAATAAAACCTGCACTAATTGGATTCATGTGTTTAAAATCACTGTGTAACATGATTTCACCAAAAACAATAATTTCTTTGTCTTTAGTCTTAATGTACTTTGCTTTTGCCATTTGTTTGTTTTTAAAATTAGAAGTCAGGACAGGATTCGAACCTGTACGCACACATTAAGGTGGTGCTTTGATATGTTTTCTAGTGTCCACTACATGTTCCCTTAACTTTGTAGCAACTGCTGTCATCTCACATAGCGTCTAACCAATTCCGCCACCTGACTTTTTGTATTAAATCATTTCTGCTTTTTTCATTTCATCAATCTCAACCTGTGTAAGTTGTTTGACTAACTCTGTAGGTGCGTAGTAAGGCAATGCCTTAGTTCCTTGAGGCTCTACAATGATAGTACCCTCCACAGTATTAGTCTCCTGGTATTCGCTTACTTCAGCAAGTACCCAAACTAATGTTCCTTGTTTCATTTGAATTAGATTTAAAAATTTCACCACTTAAGCGCAGGTGAATACTCGCTTGTAGTCAGGCAAGGACTTGAACCTTATCCGCTTTATCAGTGCGGTGCTTCCATTCAGCTACCTGACTGTGTTGCTTGTCTTTCCAAGCTGTCACGATTTTGCTAGTGTCAGACAATTGTTTTGCCTCTCATTACCTCACTAGTTTTGGGGAGCGTCTACCTGATTACCCGCATCCATTCCGCCTTGCAGGGGAAAATTTCTTTGTCTCATTTCTTCTTCTAAAGACTGATCTGGACTATAGACTTTGTCACAATTTGCACAAATCATAGCTTCTCCATCTTCAGTCCATTTGTTGACAAATTCACCTTTTTTTATATAAGGTGAGCATGATTTACAATTACATGCGTTTGCTGTGCCACAATGTGGACAATAAAATGCTCCCATCATATCCATCCTGGTTTTAAATCTTTTACAGCTGTCATTTGACCAGTGTAGTCTTTGTAATTTTCCCAATCATTGTTACAATGAAAAACAACAAATGCATGCCTACCTTCTGGAGAAAAAACTTTTATAATCCCATGTTCTTTAGTTCTACCTTTCAAGTATGTAACTTTTGAACCTTCACTTAATACATCCATACGCTAGTTATTAGAAGATATATCTGATTTTATTCCAAGGTATAATCTCATCATGTAACTCTTTGAACTGATCAATGTACTGAGACTTTAGTTGATGTTTATAACGAATGTTCAACCCTCCATACTGTGATGTTTTATCTTCCTGAACATCAGGATTCCATAATAATTCTTCACCTGGTAAGTTATTTGCAAGATTATATTCATGTTTATCATGATTATGAGTCAAGAATATAACTTCAGCTTTAACTTGGTCTTTATACTTTCTATCTACAAGAGCATCTACACCTTCAAAAAGCATTCTATATTGCTCTAACCAATCATCTGTTACAATAACAGGTGAAAAGTTAATATGAACATCATATCCAGCTTCAATGAATTCATTAATAGCTTTGATTCTATCAATAATCTTAGTGGTATTTGGTTCTAAAAGATCCGCATACTTCTGAGGGATCAATGAAAATCTTATACGTATCTTTTTTTCTGGATTGTACGTAAGAAGTTCATTGTTTACATATTTTGTTGCAAATGAACCCATTGCAATTTCACTTTGCTTAAAAAAGTCAAAAATGTATTGCCATTTATGGTACTTAAGATGCAATGCAAAGTCTTCATTGCATGATATGTCATAAGTAACAAACTTTTCATGAGTTTGATTAGGTTTGTCTACAGTGGAAAACCAGCTGTGATTATTAATTTCTGTAAGAATCTCACTGGTATTTTTGGCAATGTCTAACCCTTCAGGTTTATGACGCTTCATGTAACAGTAAGTACAATTAAATAGACAACCATGCCCAAAGCTTGGTGATATAAAGTCTGTACTTCTGCCACTCTCACGTATGAGCATTGATTTTCTAATTACTTGTTCCATTATTCTTTTTTAGGAATTTTAATGTTTAACTCTTCATGTGTGACTGGTTTGTAATCAGTGTTCTCACAAGATACACAATAGTATTTTGGATGATCAATAATATTTTCATGGACATGCCCATGTATATTTCCATAAACTCTTTCAAGTTCAAATGGATGTACTGGACAGTGTGTTAGCCAAAAACCTTTGTGTTTAATAATTCCTGATACACTATGAACATGTTTTAATAGTTCTGCTACATCCTGATGACGATCATGATTACCCAGAACCACATGCTTCACGCCATTAAGACGTGAAAGCAGGTGATAAGGGCTTTTCTTTTCCATAGATACATCTCCTAGGATATAAGTAACATCACGTTTTGAAACAGTTTCATTCCAGCGTTTGACTATATGCTCATCATGTTCTTGAGCACATGAAAATCCACGTTTTTTAGCCATATTTTCATGACCAAAATGAAGATCTGCAATAAAACGAATAGTACTCATAAAATATGTTTTAGAAAGCGTAAGTATTGTAATTCTTGTACAAAGCACGTGCTTTAAAAATCATTTCACAATTGTAGATGACATTTTCTTCTATGAAGGAGTTTTTATCAGAAGTAATAATGATTCTTTTGATGGATTCTTTTGACTCTGAATCTGATTCTTCACGTTTCAATTGTGATATTACATTTTCTCTATGCTTAACTTCAAATCCAACTAGACATTTGTAGACATTTTCTTCAAGCTCATCATGTACTTCTTCTACATAGTTCAAATAACAACCACGTGGATAAGCATCAGAAATACTGATAATTTCTCCTGTAGATTCACTCATGTATCCATGGAATCCACTTATTCTCAAAGAAGTATCATGGTCAACAATGTTTTCAAAAAAGTCAGCTGGTGAGTAATTAAGAATTGTGTCATACTCAAATTCATAAACCTTACCTGTTTCTGGATGAGTCAACTTAACCATTACATCATAACTAGGTTTGTCGTTATCAGCATTAAAGAAAGATTTAAACTTACTAGGTCCAACTCTATGAATGTTAACTTCATTTATCACAGACATTAGAATGTCTATTGTCAAAAACCTGAAAAACATTACCCAGTCAATAATTTCTTGTTTGAACTCTGGATAAACAAGTTTATCATTAATGATTTCTTTAACTGTATCAATACTTAAAGAACCATAATTCTTAATGTAGCGAATACGTCCAGGGCGATCAATGAAGAACTCTGAAATGTTTGTATCATTTGATGTAAAAATCATCAAGTGTTTTGCTGAGGTGATTGTACCATCAACAAAAGAAAGTAGTGGAGCAATACGTGCTGTATCTTTATGATCAATGATTTTTTCAAATTCATCAAACATAAAACATAAAGATTGCGTCACATCATTGAAATAATTCAATGAATCAATATTTTCTGAGTTGATAATGATAATTGGTAATTCACAACGATTTGCAATAATTTTTGCAGTCACTGTTTTACCACATCCTTTCAATCCATTTAATAAGATACCCATGTTCTTTTCAGCTAATTGAAAGCTGTTATTTGTATACTTAATAAAATCTTCTTCTAAACCATAGATTTTATGGCCAAAGTTAAAGTTGTCAGAAACTTTTTGAAGGTATGGACCCATCATTGACAGTTTCAATTCCCATACACCTTGAGGTATATGATCAAAAGTATCACTTCCTGATATTTTGCTGATGTTTGTTGAGCTTCCAGCCCATAATAATTTTTTCATTTCTAGTTGTTTAGGATCACTATTTACTTACTACTCAATAACTTTAACATTAATACCATTGTGTACATGAAATTGGACTGTCTTTCTTTTTTCTGAAGACGCGTTTTCATCAATTTTCATATCAATGTCCAGCAATTTTCCAAACTCTTCTAATTGTTCTTCAGACATGCTGTTTAAAAGGTTTACTGTTGCCATTAACTTTGCGTGGTCTTTGAAATCTTCTTCTGTAAGTAGATTTTCACCACATTTAGGACATGGTTTATTTAACCATTGTTCAAGATCTTTATGTGAGACTGTCATGTCTTCATAGTCGCATTTTGGATTGTCACAAACAATTCCAGAACCTGCTTCTTCTATGTGTTTTTGATGCATAGTTTAAAAAATTAAAAGCCCTGACTTTTACACCAGGGCTTTATTAATTAGTTTACTGATTTAAACATTTGAGGAGCAGTTCCATATACAGGAAGCTTGCCATCCCATTTCTCAATCCATTGTTGTTGTAACAACATAGATGATAATGTTTTTATCTTTAAGTTATTAGCTTCTGCTTCAGCGCGTGCTTGTGTCAACATTGCTTGTGCGTTACCTTCAGCTTTTGCAATTTTAATTTTAGCCTCTGCTTCTGCAGTTTTAACTTGATTTTCAGCTGTTAAAGCAGTTTGTACAGCATTATTTTTAGCTTCAATTGCTTTCTTGAAAGTTTCAGGATAAGCAAGATTAGATGTAAACTGTGCTAATACAAATCCTTCTGGTAATAATTGCTTTTCTAATACACCACGCACTTTGATTTCAAACTCTTCACGATTAGAAATTAAAGCATCTGCAGGATATGAGTTAGCTACAAGACGAAATGCATCATAAATAGCAGTTTTGAGAAAACCATTTTCAATTTCTTCTAAGCTTCTGCGATATTTAGAAAAAATGTAAGGCACTTTCTCACGCTGTACAGAATAGTTTACAATAGGAGCAACATGAAACTCTGATCCATCTTTAGAGTTTACTACAAATGATTCATCAGAAACAACTTGTCCTTCTTGAATTACTTGTTTGTACTCTTTGTGTTGAACAAACGTTGGAAACTCAATAATTTTTGTAGAAAAAGGGTTGTAAAAAACCATTCCTGTCACTTCAGTAACATCATCTACACCTTTTCCTGTACCATAAAGGTTTACTTTAACACCAACGTGTCCTGCGTCAATACGCTCACATCCAGCAATGAAGATAAACATTGCGAAAACTACAGCTGCAATAGCTCCAATCTTAATAATAAATTGATTCATTTTTTCTTTGTTTTAGATTTTGATTTAAAATGTTTGTTGTAAGCATTTAATGCTTGAATTGCTAAAAACACAGTCAGTTTTATACCTGCAATTGCGGTTGCTACAAGTACAATAAGTCCTGAGTAAAAAGCCAAATCACTTGACTGATTCATTAAGAATAAGCTCAAGTCTAACAGTATCATCAGGCATATTGTAGACAATATCCATATGATTGCAATGAGGTATCCATTGTGTATTTTCATAATTATAAAATAAAAACTTAGGTGATGAGGTTATCACCACCTAAGTATGTTAAACAGTAACTTTTTCTTTAATAAGTTTGTCTACTTTTCTTGACATGTAGGCAACAAGTTCTTTTGGAAGATTCTTGATGTCTGTCATCTTGATAAAGTAATCAAACATATCACGCGAAGGAACGTGTTCTTCAATGGCAATTTGAATTACCTGAAAACCAAGTGATTGTGCACGTAATACTTTTTTACGTGTGTCATCAATAGCACTACGTCCTCCATAATCAGAGGCAGAAGGAGCACCATCAGATAACACAAAAAGCAAACCTTGATTTTCTGTTTGTGCACGCATACGTTTTGCTGTAGCAAAAATGGCATCACCATCTCTGTTATTTGCACGTGCTGAAACAGAACCAAGAGAAAATGAATCAGTAATAAATCCTTTCTCACGATACACCATCATATCTACAGAACCACTGTTAGTTATATCTGCAGTATGACCATAGATAAACAATTCAACATCAGGCATTTTTCTAAATACCTCGTTGATGAAGATTGCAGCTTCACGTGCTTTTTCAATTTTAGAACCACCCATAGATCCAGATTCATCAATAAGAACACCAACACATACTTTGCTAGTTGTTACTTGACCAAATCTTTCATAGATAGTTGGAACTTGTTGTGCAGCTTCAGCAATCTTGTTTGTATCTAAACGACCTGAACGCATTGATTTCATTGAGAATTCATAGTTTTTACTCTTGCGAGCAAAAAGTTTTTGAAGAACTGCAGCCTTTGTAGTATCAATTTTTGTCAAAGCTTCTTTGTAACGTTCTTTTGACTTCTCGTTAATATTTGCTTTTTTAAAATAAACATTACCTTGACTTGCATTACCTTCTTTTTCCCAATCAAAATCTGTTTTAGGAGCAGCTGATTCATCCATGTCATCCACAAACTCATCAAACTCTTCTTTGAAATCTTCATCAGAACTATCACCTTCTTCTGGATTTATCAAAGCTTCCATCATTTCTTTGGCAAATTCGTTCAGCTCAGACTTGCTCATTTCAGGTTTTGGTTTTGCAGGAGGAGGAGTACCACCATCTGATTCATCTGATTCATCTTCTCCACCACCGCCTCCACCTGGAGGTTCTTCTTCTTTGTCTACATATTTGTAAACAATATTAGAAAGACTTGTTGCCATACTACTACAACCATCAAAGTCTGCAGGAATACCACCATGCTTTTTAAGCAAGCGTTCCATAGCTTTCAATGGTTCGCCAAATTCATCCATGTCTTCTTCTGTAATGTTTGCTGGATAGCGTAACATTTTTACCACAAGATCTAATAGACGTTTTTGCTTTGCAGCTTCTGGTCCTGGTCCTTCATAATTTTCAAACCTGTGTTCTTTGTATTTTTGTACAAACTTCAAGTATCCAGGAAGACGATCTGCAAGTTTTTTATCAATGCGTTCTGTATTCAACACACTGTGTAACAGGTCTTTAACTGTTGCACCACGCGATGTGTCACGTGCTTGCATAGTTTTCTGATACTCATGTGTTGTTTGCATTGAAGCCAAACATGCATTTTGAATTGCAGCACCATAAAATGCATCAAGAAGATTTGGATCATTATCTAAATAATTTCCATCTTCATCACGCAACATACTCAAAGGAACTTGTACAGAAACTCTATCAGAATGTCTTGTAGTACTTTGAAGGTCATTAGTATACTTAAATGTTTTAGGTACACCAATAACTCTAAACATGGAGCCAATCATTTTGGAGGCTTCTTTTAGAGTGTTGTCATTTTTAATAAAGTATGAAGAATAAGAACTTCTACCTTTATCCCAGCTGAAAAAACGCTTACTATCATCTTGAAAAGTATATGCGTCTTCTGCTCTACGATTAAACCAATCTTTTACTAATTTGCTCATGTCACATTTTTTGTTAAAATTTGTGACAAAAAAGGAGAGCTGTTACACTCTCCTTTTAATATCACTTTACAGTTGATCCTATTCAACCTTAAAACGCTGATACTATTGAAAGCACCTTGCTACGCTCTGATACACCAATACCATCTTCAAACAATGGCATGATAGTAGCAAGCAAAGCTTTATCAACATCAAAGCCATCTGCAATCAAACTTGCAGCTTGAATAGTATGACGAACAGACACAGGTGTAGAAAGCTCCTGCTCTTTGTATTGCTTGCGAATCTCATTAGACACACGAACAATAGCAGTTGCAGCTTTCTCATCAATACCAGTACGCAATTTTAGCACGTTGATCTCATCCTTTTCTGTAGGATAACCTAATTCAATAGGAAAGAAACGATCCAACAATGCACGGTCAATTGAGTGAGTACCTGAATACTCAGAACCAAGGTTAGCAGTTGCAAAGAAAACAGTGTTTTCATCAACAGCAATCTTACGGTCACAATCTTCACATGCAATATCTACTGGTAAATAACGTCTTTTATCCAAACAAGGAAATAAGATGTTGTTAGCTGCTAGTGGAGAACGGTTAAGCTCATCCAATAACATAATACCACCAGACTGAATGTTATGAACAAAAGGAGCAAACTCAAATGATGAGTGACCTTCTTTGTTCAAACGGTGAACACCAAGCAATGCTGACTGAGCATCTTGCACAGTACCCATGTCTTGGATATACATGTTCTTTTCCATTGCTAAGGCAAGGTGAGATACAATTTCTGTTTTACCAGAACCTGTTGGGCCTATCAACAATGTATTTTCACCTCTCAACACGTTTCTCACAAGTAAGAACCACATGTCAGGATCAATGTGAAAACCACAGTCATCAACAGACGGCACAGGATAATTGGCAGCAATGGTTCTCTTCAAGTTTGTACCTGAAGGAATTTCACCACCTTCAATAGGTTTAGGAGCAATCATGGCATCCCAGTCATATTCATAACCATAAGATGCAAATTGCTCAGCCATCAATTTAGCTTTTTCAAAGCCGTATTCATCACTGTCAATCATGTAATTTACAGTAAAGTCAGCTAGTTGCTGAAGACGGTCTTTCTCTACATGTGCTAAAGGAAACACTGTACCATCATAAAAGACAGCAACAACATTTTCTTTGCGAATGTGTAAGTGATCATCTTCTGGGAAATCATAACCATCAGTGATGAAGATAGTTCCCAAAGGATATTTGGCAAATTCTGCAATTGGAGAAGTAATCTTCATATCATCAATGTGACGAGTCAAAGATTTTTCAAATGCTTGTTTAGGAAGAGTTCTTACTTGATAACTAGTTCCACTAATAAATGATTGTAATAGGATCATCTTGATTTGTTTTTTAAATTTTTAATTAATGAATTTCAAAACCATTACAGTTTTCTAAAAAAAGAGCAAACTCTTCTAAATTGTCAACATTTGTACCGTGAGATGCTTCATAGTCAACTCCATTAAGAGTTGGCGCTTCAAAGAATAACCCAGGGTATTTTTCATTTAACTTGTCAATAAGTTCTTGATCATCAATGGATTTTCCACCATTTAACTGCTTGTCTTTAAAATGCCACCAGCCTGTGTTCAAATACACAACCTTATTATCATCTTTTTTCATTTGTTCAACAAACTGTTTGAAACAAGATGCTAATTGTTCACAATGACCTTTATCTTTTACACCATTTCCACCATTGCTCCCTAAAGATTTGATTTCATCTTCAGGAATGTTCAAGTTATATGATTCATTAAAGACAGTAATCAGTATTTGAATAGGACGCCAATGCCACCAGTTATTTCTAAAGTAATAACCTGGGTTTTCTTGCTCCCATTCTTCTGTCAAATCCCAAAAAGCTTTTTGATCATCAGAGTCTAAATCTTGATAATCATCAGGTATTTCTGGCTTAGGTTTTGTCAGTTTTGGACTGATTCCATAAATGTCTACTCCCATAATTATAAGTGCTTGATTGTTAGTACATTTTTAGTACCTACATAGTCACCAGTGACCACCTATGGTATTCACCAGTGACTAGTAAGTAAAGAGAAGAATATAAAGAGAAAGCGAAAAAGTTCATGGGTGGTCACCCATGACCATGCTTCCTCTCATATTATCCTTTAAAATCATTGATATTGAAGCCATCTTCATCAGCTTCATCTTCTGATAGACCAAGGTCATTTTTAACTTGGTCACGAAGTGCTTCAAGTTTGTCAATGTCTCCATTCTTTAAAGCTTCACGTGCTTGCTCTTCAAAGTTTCTGATTTTGTCAACCATTTCTTTTGGAAGCTTGTTCATCATACGTGATGCATCTTCAATACTCTGAAACTTTTCGTGAATAGAATCACGTGCTTCTTCCAATTTTGCAATTGCAAGATCTAACATTCCTAGTGTTTGAAAAGGAGTACCTTTTACTTTAACAGCACTTCCAACAGGAAGACCGTTTTCATCTGCTTCAATACAGATTAACACATGATCATTAAAAGATTTACTTTTTTCTTCTAGGTCATGCAATTGCGATAAAATTGAATTTTTGGACATAATTATTGATTTTAAGAGTTTTTACGTTTATCCATCAAATTGTAGGTGATGGTTTTCCTTTGAGTTGGGTCATACAACCTTTGTATAACACCCTTTTCTATTAATTCTTTGAGCAGACGTTGGACAGTACTTTTACTTTTGCCAGACATCTTTGAAAGAGTTGATAATGCGGGATAGCAGTAATCTTTGCTCCCACAAAGCGAACAAACAATGGCGTATAGTCCTTTTGCTTCTAAAGAAATTAACTCAGAATAGGACACAACATTGTTTATTCTACCGTAGTTCATCTGCAAGTTGTTTAAAGTTATCGTCACATTCTTGTAATAGCTCAACAATGGGCCCAAGCTTTGCAACAACTGCTTTTGACAACTTGTAATACTCAGTAGATTTAAACTTCTGAATGTGCTCGTCTGATACTTGCATAACTGCTGTGCCTTTGCCCATTGGCGTATTCACAACTTTAGAGATTTGGTTCTTACTTAATCCTTCTTCAAGGTCATCTATATACTTTTTGAAGCGATAATAGATGATCATGATTTCAGAATTGCTAAGTCCACCATATTTGATGGACTCAGCTGTTTCTTCTGTTTTAACCATTAGATTGATACATTTTGAATTGTAATTGAATGAAAGTTTTTAGGTAATAGCTTACGTCTGATAAACTCGTCAATCACTTCTTTAGTTGATATACCAAGACTTCTCAGTGTAATGTTCTTAGGTAATTCCAAGAACCAATCATGATCTTTAGAACCAATGTTAAATGACGGGAAAATAGCGTTCATCAGCTTTGTTTCAGCGTGATAATACTTTTTAGCCTTCATGATGTGTAAAGCTCTTTTAGCTTTTTTGTAGTCTTCAACAATTTTTGACAATGCTGAAGGTGACAACGATGCAATTTGTTCAGGTGCATACTCTTTCAACCCATACATCAAACGTCTAAACATTTGGCGTTGAACCATGTTTAGATGATATTTTTCTAAATCTGTGCTTGTTTTTGCAATGTGTGCAGGCTTGTAGTTTGATT